GTTTTTAAATTTTTTTTTTTTTTTTTTTTTAAAAAATTAAGCTTCTCAAACTCAGGGTCGTTCACAGGGAGCGTTCAGAAAGTAGTTGGTTGGCCATGTTCTTTCTAATTGCTCAATGTTTGTGTACGATTGATGTAGGAAGTAGCGTTTTATTTCAGGAATCGTTGGAAAATGATCGAGATTAAAAGGCAGCTGAGGGTTGTCAGGTGAATCTCCGAATACGAGGGTTAGCCCGGCGGGATTCGGTGTGTATCCTTGCTTTGCATAATAGTTGTATATTTCTTGCAAGCATTGGTAGACACGACGGTGATTGCCGCAACTCGCGTAAGCGAAACCGATGGCTTGTGCCATTGTGATTTGGCTTAGGGTTTTTGGCTTTCGTGTGGTAAAACTGCGCTAACATTTTGATCTCATCGCGGAATGGCATGCCATTGTGATGGCGATAACTAAGGACTTCGCGTCCATTTAGTGTGTTGCCGATTTCCGATTTCTCGAATGATATGACTGATTTGAAATAATAGTCGGCTAATTCTTGCATTCTGAGCAAAAATTCATCGTGAGAAGAAGGAGGGATCAAAACGCACAGGCGGATGATTGAGTCATCGCCTTGTACTTTAATGATGCAGTGCTTTGGGTCTAGGCCCATAGCTGATAGGATAGTGGCTAGCTTCGTGTAATTGTACCACGAGTCGAGTAACTGTGTGATATATAGTCCAGACGGGATACCGGCGATTCGACGTTTATACATTCTGCCGTCGGGTAAGACGATTGCAGCGTTGTACAAATTTTCTAAGGTCCAGAGGAACAGGCGTTCCATCTTGATCGCTTTGTCGTGTGACCAGTCTTTGGAAGTGTCTGGGTACAGGACGTTGGGTACGTAACCATTGTTGAAGTCAAGGTATGTGCGAACGGTGTCCATGATACGTTGTATCAAAGAGAAGTAGGCACGTTTATCGAATCGTTTCCAGTCTATAGTAACGAAGGATCGTCTAATGTATTGGTTGAATAGTACGGCGTTGAGGCGTAGCCATCCACCAGTGAAGGTTTCATATCCCCAGAGCATCGGTGTGATGCCGGGATTGAGTTTGATCCAAGCGATATATTCCCAGTAGAGCATCGTGTCAGCGATGATCCATGGTTTGGAAACTCCCCAGATGGTTCTCATCTTTTCGGGGTCGTTTTTCTTGACAATGGCTGTCTTGGTGTGAAGTAGCATTGGGAAAATGAACCGGTCTTTAACGTAGGCTGTTGATTCCAGTCCGGTTAAATCGTTAAATCCACTCTTAATGATGTGGTGCCAGCGTCGAGTCCAGGCAAAGATTGCTCCTTTTTGGAAGCCAAATTTGGCAGGTGTGACTTGAGAGAGTTGATGCTCAGACGGTTGAGGTCCGTAGCGTCGCATCGCGTCGGCGGGATTAACGTAGTTGGTCCATTGCTTTTTTT